TTCTTGAATGGCTTGTTCGGCATCGAGGAATTGGGTGACGGCTTCGGACGCCAGACACATAATCGCATCCAGCTCGTGGTATTCATTGCCCGGCTTGGGCGTGGCTTGCGCCACCCGGGCGAGAGTCAGCGCCATCGCTTGGCAGATGGTTTTGTAGTCGGGGTTGGCGCGGAAGATCGGGCCGAGGGCGGTGGTGATGGCTTCTGCCATGGCGTGGGTCTTGCTTAACATAGGGGTGGTGGGTTGGGGTGATTGATGTTTTAGTCAGGCTAAAAGAACAGAGCGATGCAGGCGACGGAATACCGCGCCTGATCTATGGGTTGGCCTCAAGATCATGCAGCGCAGCCCACAGCTGGCGGACGTGTTCCGAACTCACCACCATTCCGCCTCCCTCGCGGTCGTGCCAGTGGCGGATGCACTTAGCCGCTTCGACTACTGCTTCCATTTTTCGCAGTTCCCCGATTGGCAGGATGGCACATTGCCTATACATCGGCAGTGGTCGAGCAGAGAGTGCGGAGCGTTCGATTTCCAGCGCGCAGCCGTTAATTTCCTCGCCATTGACTTCCAAGTCGCCAGCAAAACAAAGAAGGCCAACAAGGCGTGACTGGAGCACCCCGCTATCAGCGGCTTCGTCAAAGTTTTCAGGTATTTCTGGCATCGTATCTGTTCAGTTAGTTTTCTCGCCAGCGGGTGCCAGCACATCGGCGTTCTGCGAAGAAAGGGCTTCGTTCGCGACGTCTTCTTTGTGCCTGCCCGAGATCCCAGAGTGCGCGATATACTCCAATGCTTTTCGGAGGTCATCGCGCTGTTTCATTATCCGCCACATTTCGTCATAAAGACCTTCGCGTATAGGTTCCGCGACCTCGGCGCACACCGCCGCCATCAACTTCCCGTTGGGAGAGGCAGGGTCGAATGCTCGCGTATCAATTCGTGTTTCGTATCCGAATTGTGGAGCGAGCCGCTCATATGTTTCGTGAAAGCGTCTCGCCAAATCCAAAGCAGAAGAAGGCATCGCAGCCAATGAGCGACAAGCGCCTTGGTGGTGGAACGGGCAGTCCGCAGCGGGGACTGTTGGGCAGGTGCAGATTTTGGGAAGGCTCATGGCTGGATATTGGCGTTGGGTAGACAGGCTTTACGCTTGAACGGGTAAGTCAGTCTCACCCTGACAACTGGTGAGCGCGGGTAGTATTGCTTCCAAAAATCTCTGGCAGATCCGATTGGACCATAATAATTTGATTCGACCAGATCACCATGACGAGGGCTTTTAGGGTCAACCCACCGCCACGTCACGCGGTAATGCCGCCCAATCAGGCGGCGCATCGGATCGTCAGAAGTTTTCCTGTTGCTTGTCATGGACGTTTCATTTTTGCGGGCCATGGCCTTTTGCTTTCTTACCAAGGTTTCTGCGAGAACATTGCATTGGGCTCTCCGGCTTTGCTGGTGAAGCGTTTGGTGGGTTTGTGGAAGAAGAACGAAGTCATCGGGGTTTCCCCCGTGGTGCGTTGCTTGCGCACGATCAGCTTGCCGCAGGGAGTGGAGTTGTAGTAGTCCTTCATCTCGCCGTCGGAGAAGCCGTCGTTTTCCATTTCGGCAATGCGTTCGGCTTTGGCCATGTCGCGCCACACCGTAATGATGTTGTGCGGCATGTCTCCCCATTCCGACGCGCCCCGGATCTCGGCCATCCCCGGCGGGTTGGTGGTCTTTTCCGGGGGCTTGCGGGGGTGGGCGACGATGTGGAGGTGGACGGGATACTTGCTGACGAACATCCGCAACAGGTCCATCGCTTCGGCTTGGGCGGTGTTGTCGCCCCGGTCGATGCTCATGGTCATCACGTTGTCGATGACAAAGGTGTCGATGCCGTAACGCTTGTGGGCGTGGATGAAGGTGGAGACCAAGTGCTTCGGACAGGCGCGGTCCATGCTCTTATACATGAAGACATTGCGGGTCATGTAGTCGTAGGCCGCGTCGAACTCGTCGGTGAAGGGCAGGTTGGGATAGGCCGTCGCGCAGGTAATGATCTGCGACAGGGTCAGCTCGGGCGGTTGCTCGAACGAAGCGATACAGCTGGCTTTGCCCCGGCTGGCGAGGTAGGCCATTTGGTTCTGGACCGCCTGCGACTTGCCATGGAACGAGAAGCCGAACCACAACGTCACCTCGTGCTTGCGGAACGAGATGTCGAAGGACGGCAGGAAGAACGGATCGCCGTCCACCAGATGTTCGCCCTTCATATAGCTCTTGACGCCTTCCTTCATCGAGGCCGGGTCGACAATCTCCGCGATGGGTTCCTTGGTGGTGGTCTCGATGATGGTCTTGATCTCGCCGCCCCGGCCCGCCTTGAGCATGTCGTTGGCGTCCTTGAGGGGGAGACGGCAGATCAGGCAACGCTCGGTGCCCAAGCGGGCCGCGACGTCCTTGGCCGCTTTCTTGCCCGGCTCGTCGGAGTCGAACAGCAACACGACCTCGTCGAAGTGCGACAGGAACTGGTAGTCCTCGGTGATCCACTGCATGTTGGAGACGCCCATCGGAATGGAGACGGCCGGGATGCCCAGCTGCCAACACGCCATCGCGTCCCATTCGCCTTCGGTGATCACCAGCCGTTGCAAGCCCGTCTCCGGGTCGCAGACGTCCTTGCCGAACAGGCTCATCACCGGATCGGGGGAGGTCCAGGTGTCCTTCTTGCCGTCGGCTTTGAGGCTGTGGCCCCAGTGCTTGATCATGCCAAGCTGGTCGAAGGCGTCGTAGTAGGGGAACACCAGCCCGTCGCGGACGTCGGAGCCGATGCCGTATTTGAGCAGGGTCTCCTCGGTAATGCCCCGGGACTTGGCATAAGCCAGCGACTTTGGGTTTAGAGTTTTGATCTTGCCCGCCAGCTCTTCCGGGTTCTTGGCGTGGTTGACGTTGCCGAACGACTGGATCGGCGGGACGTTGCAGAAGTTGGCCACCCACGCGATGCCGTCCTTGAGCGAGATGCCTTTAACCAACGATACTAAACGCCACGCATGACCTGTGATCGAAACGTCGGAGTAGTCGATGAACCAGCCCGGATTGGTCGAGCGGGTGCTGATCATCAGGCTGGTGCCTTTCTCGCCTTGGAGGTTTCCTATCTTATAGCAGCTATTCTCTCTTTTTGCGTTAGGGAAAAGTGTTATGACAAACTCATCAATCCTTCCCGCAAGAGAATCTTTTAATTGCTGAAGATCATAAAATTTTGCTTCTGTGTGATTACCCATGGTTTGTAAATTCTTTGTGAATGAGGAGTCTGTTTTTTTCTATGGCTCTTTTGGCTATAGAGATGTCCTTGAAATACCCAAGGTGATGTTTTTTCCTGTCAATGCTTACATAAGCTTTCCAGCTTTTGGCTCTTTTGTCCCAACAAACGCCTTTGATTCCTGATTTGTTTCTTTTGAGGATTTTTTGGTTGTGACAATTTTGAGACCATGTGGCCTCTCTTAGGTTATCAATACGATTATTGGTTGGATTCCCATCAATATGGTCGAGCGGTCCTATTGGATCTTTCTTATGAATAAATTTCCAAACAACTCGATGAATTTGATAGTCCTTATTGAAAAACTTCATCGAGTAGCGACCATGGCTGCCGGGTTTTTGTCTTCCTGCTATTGATCCTATTTTGGTGCATATTGCTGTTTTCTTTTTCCAAAGCAAAACGCCTTTTGAGGGGTCGTAATTTAAATACTCTTCCAGTAATTCGGTTGAAGGGAGCGGTGTCATTTATTAAGCAATACCCAACTTGTTGTAGCATGTAAAACACTTTATTGAATTATTGTTTCAGTTGCACTCGTAGTTGGCAAAGATCTCTTTGTTGATCTCGTCCATCACGTCGAACATGGTGTCGTCACCGGTCAGGTTGGCGTGCAAGACCAAGACCTTGAGGAACATGTTGACCCGGTTCATCGACGCCAGCGGAAAGACGGAGATGAAGGCCATGGCGGCCTTGTCCATCCGCTCCATCATCTGGTTTTCGGTTTCCGCCAACTGCTTTTCCAGTTCCTTCTTGTTCGCCGGATCGCCGATCATCACCCGGCTCATTTCATCCTGCGCGGTGTAGCTGATGACGTTGAAGTCCTTGAGCAGCTGCACCAGCTGGGTGAATTTCTGGGTTTCTTCGGGCAGGGGCATTAGTTTTCGGGGCGCGGGGGGGAGATGGTTTTGATCGCCATGACCGTGCCGTTGACGGTGGCGGTCTTTTCCTTCTGGTTGATCACAATCTTGCCTTCGTGTTCGGCGTCGAGCGCGTCGTTGAACTCCACCCAGCCTTCTTCGCTGTAGACGATGAAGTGGGACTTGGCGGCCTTGTAGGCTTGGATCAGGTCCTTGGCTTGCTGCGGGCTGCGGATGTTGCGGATAACGGTGTCGTCCGGTTCCATGGTCTTGGCAATCGAGCACAAGGCGCGGACGGCCTTGGACCCCAGCTTGTGGACCTCCGACTTGTGGAGGATCAGGTGGGTGAGGCGGTGGTCCACCTCCTTGTCGTCGCTGATCTTGGCAAAGAACGCTTCCTGATGGTTGGCGAACGGCACCTTGTAGCGTTTGTTGCGGAAGGCTTTGAAGACGTTGACCGCCTGATACACCG